GAATGAAGGACGAGTGTTCCTTTATAAGTTTGGTAAGAAAATCTTTGATAAGATTATGGCTTCTATGCAACCAGAGTTTGATGATGAAGAACCAATCAATCCTTTTGATTTCTGGAAGGGTGCTAATTTCAAATTGAAGTTGGTAAAGAAAGATGGTTATTGGAACTACGATAAGTCGGAGTTTGCACCGTCTTCTGCTCTTCTTGAAGATGATGATGAACTGGAAACAATCTATAAATCACTCAACAACTTGAATGATTTTGTTTCTCCAAGTGAGTTCAAGTCTTATGAAGATTTGAAGAAACGTCTTGATTATACACTTGGTCTCAAAGGAACTCCTAAGTATCAAGACCCCGAGACGATTGGTGAAGAGGAAGAAGATGAAGTTTCACGTCCTGCGAAGGAAACTACTTCAGTTCGTCCTTCTGCTTCTAGTGATGACGAGGACGAGGATGATGCGATGTCTTACTTCCAGAAGTTGGCAGAGTCCTGATTTCAAAATCGACTTTTAAATCCATTTTACCCCCGAAAAAAATCGGGGGTATTTTTTTGTCTGTAGGGTTCACACCCCAGTTATTTTTGGATTATAACCACGTTTAGTATTTTGATCTACGTATTGTGAAGATTCCGCATACTTCATAATATTCTTCATATCACCTATAAAGACTGCTAAGTATTCTGGTTTTAGGATTAAAAGTTTTCTTTTCTTTTCATTTTCCAAAACTTCATATTCATAATTACTTACTTCTTTGATGGATGTAGTTGTAATTTTAGACGCACTTGTATCGGTGATGGAAATTGGTTGAACGTCCGTTGTTATTTTTACTTTTACACCACTTATAATAGTTGGAGTAGACATATTGTTTTTATTTTATTTAGATTTGTGGTTTGAGTTTAAATACAGGGACAATTTCACCATTTACTTCTTCCCCTACAATTTCATATAATAATGGATTGAGGACTATATCATTTTCAAAAACAATATCAAGAACTTGAACTGTGGTATTTCCAGCTCTTCTTTTTATTATTGTGCTTCCACCCCAACTTGCGGGCCAATTAGTTAAAATATTTGTGATACCAATATCAATTTTATTTTGTCTTCCAGCAACTTTTAATGTAGACGAGTTAAGTTCAATATCTTTTATGATTGCTTGTGTGGTTTCTATTCCATTATTATAAACGGGAAGATATTGATTTAAATTGATTGTAATACTATAATTTGCATTTTCATTTGGAAACTCACTTAAAGTGTAATCATTTTGACCTTCAGAAGTGGTTACTGATAGTGCTTTTCCTGGATCAACTTGATAACCACCAGGAACTACAACACGTCCATATTCGTCTCTAAATTCAACAGTTTCCCAGTGATGTGTTTTTCCAAGTTCTTCTTCACTTCCATACTTATCAATGAGATACTTATAAAAACTATTATTATCTAACGGCCATTGTTGATTGATATTTGTGATATTATTGGTTGTTAAAATTACCCAATCAAGTTCTGCATTATCATAAACTTTTGCAGCAACTTGGTCTGGTCTTTCATTATCAACAATTTGATAATAATTGAAAGCAGTTATAGCACTAGAAATATCACTTCTTAATTTTGCTCTTTTGAATATATTTTTTGCTACGACATAATCGTCATTAAATGACTGATTAGGAAAATTCGCAATATACTCGAAATTTGGAAGTTCTCTGAAATACGGCATTTTTTAGTACCCTACATCGTCGTCGTTGACTATTGAATTATCTTTATCTTTAAGGTTATCAAGAATAGTTGATTGATAATCATTTTCATATACGGGTTCAATTTCTTGAAAGTTTAAAGACATCTGCAAAGACACTGGTTGCCCTTCATCATAAGCAGCCCACTGACCGTCAGGTGCATAAATCACATTCATATTAACAAGAGCACATATCTTAAATTTATTTAATCCAGATATTTCTTTATTTCCTGCTGTTTTATATGAAAGTTTAAAAACATTTGGAGTTCCAAGAAAAAGAGAAGCAGCACCAGCACCAGACTGTGAGTTTAATTTTCTTGGAGCACTACCTTGCTTAAACATACGAATAATTCTTTTTACATTTGTTGCTTCTTTTTTACTTCTTGGACTCATACGCCAAGTGAAACCAAATGAACGAAGTGTTGGTCCTTGAAATAATAATTCAAGGTTTGAGTTTGGAACAATTCCAAATCCTCTTGCTAAGATAGTTTCTGCTGGAACTTCAAATCCAGCATTTTTTAATAATAATGAAGTTATTGCAGTTTTTACCAAAGGATTGTTTAAATCTGCACCAGCATTTATTAAAGCAGTAGCTTGATTAGCTGCTCCTGTTGGTAAACTTCCTCCTGTCGTTGAATTTAATATTGAAAGTGCTGCTTGAATTCCCATTTGTGGTCCTATATTTTTAATCATTCCGGCAGTTACTGCTGCCGTCATATTATTCATTGTATCATCGCCCCAACTTATAGCATTATTGTCTTGAATACCAGAAGGAATTGGTAAAATAGTAGTTGCAATTGGTTCTTTTAATGCACTATTTCTTTGCAATCCTTGTTTGAAAATATCTGCTGGATTTACATTTCCACTAAATACTCCTTCTAATGGTGCTTTATAACGATACATTGTGATTTGTAATGTATCTTGTTGTTCTTTTAAAATATCAATTGGGTACAATAAAAGACCACTTTTAAAAATATCTTTTTCATTATTGCTATCAAAATTGAGATTAGCAAGAGCAGCAAATCCAGGATCAAAAAAGTTCCCTTGTACTGGTGGTGCTGCTAATGCACCTGTTCCTGGTATTGCTGTTGCTATTCCTGTATTTGTTCCTGGAAAACTATTGTTTACTCCTGCTGGACTATTTTGATTTGCTGGTTTTGCACTCGCATTAACTACATTTCCACCAGCATTACCACCTTTTGCTTGGTGTGCTGCATATACCTTCTTTCTTATATCAACTGAGAGTTGTTGCGCCAGTGCTGTTGGTTTGTTTGGGTCACCATCTACAAACAATTTTGGGTCTCGTATCGCATCACTTGTGTAACTACCATTTTTATAGAATATTGCTAGTCCAATTCCTATATCATATCCTAACGCACTTTTTGCTTTTAATTCATAATCTCCAGTTACTGGGTCATATCTAATACCAAGAGGACTAGGACCAAGAGGACCTAAACCAGAAGTATAATATTCGTCTTTTAATACTTCATAAGCCATTTATGGTGCGTCCCAAACTTTGGTTTTAAATACTGGTTGACCTCTTTTATCAACAAACTTCTCTGTTGGAAGTAATGATACTTCTCTCCATTCTTTTTCAGGCACTTTAAAGAATTCAGTCATTACTCCAGAGAAGAGGTATTTGTGTAAAGTTTTCTTGGGTGCGTTTACAATTCCTTCTTTATTTAGAAAGGATTGTGCAACACCTCCACGATATTGTGGATTGAGATAATGAAGATTTGCTCCAAGAAACCAACCTTCATTAAAACTAATGTCTAAAACATAAGACAACGGGTGTTTATCCCAGTATTCATATTTTTGTGGATACTTTGCTGAGTATAAAAAGAAAACCAAATCTCCTGGTTTTATAAATCCAGTATCTGCTTCATTAATATCTCTATTTTGTTGATTTCTCAATTCATTCATTAGTGAATTGGTCCACCAATCACTACTACGATATTTGTTGCCTGCTTGTTTTCTAATGTCGTCTGCGATCATTTTACGTTAATCCCCAATTCCTTTTCTGTGAATATCTTAAACTCATATTTTCTATCAGCACACCAATTTTTTGCTGCTTCCCATTTTGCTTGATTGATTGCCCACATTTTTACTGAATAAGCCCAAGACTTAGTTCTTCGTTTTGGGTTTGTTTCGGGCATTTTTAAATCTTTTGCTGGTTTGATTTCAACAACAAGTGTTCGTGTGTTTCCATCTTTATCTTTATATTTCACAAAGAAGTCGGGGAAATATCTGTGATACTTATTGTCTATTGGTGAACGATAAGGAATAAAAAACTCTTCACTTTTCCAAGAATTCACACTTTCAGTCAAATCACAATATTGCATAAACTTCAATTCATAAGAAGACCTATAGACAATATTTGATGGGTCTCCACCATACTTTTGTGGATTATGTGGTCTATATTTTCCCTGTCTATATTTACTATCTTCGTTACGAGGCATACATAGTATAAACACTTAAGATATTTATAGATGGCTGCTCCAGATAGAGGGTCTCCACGCATAGGACCATTATACCTTAAGATGACTGAAGGTAGTCCATCAAATGGGATGCCTTCGGCAAGAGATATTTTTGGTAATCTATCTCTCACTAGTCAATTCAAAGTATCATTGCATTTAACCAATGTTGATGCTGGTGGAAGTGGATTGATGAGTTGGTTGCGTAATTCTAATGTTATTACTGGAAATCAAACAAAAAATTATGTTTATGATTTTTATTGTGCGGAAGCAGTTATTCCTGGAGTGCAATTTGATGTAACTGAAGAGATGGGAAGTCGTCAAGGAACGATTGAAAGGTTTCCAACGAGAAGAATTTTCCCAGAATTTACAATGACCTTTTATGTTGATAATGAATATAATTTAATTCGTCTTTTTGAAGAATGGATGAATTATATTAATCCATTATATGGTGGTACTGGTGAATTACCAGCAAGTCCAAGAGGACAGGGAGATGATTTGGGAAAAGACCGAACAGATTTCTTTAGATTTAGATACCCAGATGATTATAAGAGAATTATATCACTCACAAAGTTTGAGAGAAATTTTGATAGTTCAGACTCAAATAATGTAAAATTCCCACCACATTTAACTTATAGAATGCTTGAAGCATTCCCAACAAACATTACTGCGATGCCTTTGACTTATGAGGGAAGCCAAATTGTAAAAACAACAGTCACATTCCAGTATATAAGATATGTAATGGAAAAGAATTACGGTAATTTAGACAAATAAATAAATTTAATAACTGAATAAATTATGTTACCTAAGATTACTACACCTACGTATGAATTGGTTTTACCATCAACTGGAAAAACAATTAAATACAGACCATTTTTAGTCAAAGAAGAGAAGATATTGATTCTTGCTCTTGAAAGTCAAAGCACAAAAGAGATTACAAATGCAATCAAGCAAGTATTAAAAGATTGTATTGTAACTAAAGGTATTAAAGTAGAAGAACTACCTACTTTTGATATTGAGTATATTTTCTTAAATGTTCGTGGTAAGTCAGTTGGAGAAAGTCTTGATTTGATTATAACTTGTGGTGATGATGGAGAAACACAAGTTCCAGTAACTGTGTTTATAGACCAAATTAAAGTTGAAGAAGACCCAGAACATAAGAGAGATATTCAACTTGATACTGATTTGGTTTTGAGAATGAAGTATCCTTCATTGGACCAATTCATTAAAACTAATTTTGATTTTAGTTCAGAACAAAGTTCATCAAGTATAGACAGATCTTTTGATATAATCTCTTCTTGTATTGATGTTATTTTTAACGCAGAGGAAAGTTGGGCTGCTGCGGATTCCACCAAAAAAGAATTGACTGATTGGATTGAAACTTTAACCCCAAATCAGTTTAAGGAAATTGAAAAGTTTTTTGATACGATGCCTAGACTTTCTCATACTGTGAAAGTTATAAATCCAAAAACTAAAGTTGAAAGTGATGTAACGTTGGAGGGTTTAACGTCTTTTTTCGGTTGAGTATGGCTCATATGGAACTAGAGTCATATTTTAGAATTAACTTTGCCTTGATGCAGTTCCATAAATATTCATTAACTGAGATTGAAAATATGATGCCCTGGGAAAGAGACATCTACTTAGCACTTCTACAGCAACATATTGAAGAAGAAAAATTAAAACAGCAGCAACAAAATGGTTAGTTCTGTTCTTAGTCCAGAAAAAGTAGTAGGAAGACAGAATACAAATAAAGCAGCAGCACAGAACTTTATTTCAGGTGGTTCTGTAGTTGGTGCTTCTGTTGTGAATGGTGCTGCGAATAAAATCGTAGGTTTTCAAAGAGCAGGAGTTCAACCAGCACCTTCGGCAGCAGGTAGTATAGTAAGCACAATATCTACAAATATTAATAATAATGTAACGAGCACAATTAATAAAACACTTCAAGGATTTTCTGCTGATTATCAAAGAAGATTAAAACAAGTAGATGACGCAAAACCAATTGGAATTCTTGGTAAGTTTTTAAATGTTTATAAGACTGCGTTAGGTTTTATAAACTTTTTTGGTAATAAAAGAAATATTGATAAGGTAAGAGATAATTTAGAAGCACTTAAAAAATCATTTACTGAAAGTTTTGAGGTTGCAAAATTAATTCGTCAAGTTATAATTAAAATTGTAAAACAATTATCAAATCTTCCTGTTGCTTCACCTTCTGGTGGTGGAGGGTTAAATCTTGATGTTGATATTCCTGGTGGTGGAGTGAAGAAATCTGCTCCAAGAGGACTTGGAAGAATGATGGGTGGTGGTAAAGGTAAAATGTTTGCTCTTGGTGCTGGTGCATTAGGACTTGGTGCTGCTGGTGCTGGTGCGGTGAATGCTCTTTCTGATAGTCCACAAGCACAAGCAGCAGGAACATCACCAGAAATTCCTGGAGATGTTGTTGATAGGTTTTCTTCAATTGTTGATAAGTTTGCAAATGCGATTAGCAAGTTATTTGAAAATACCAAACAAAAACCAAAACAACAACCTCCTGGTTCTTCTGGTGGTGGGGGTGAGAAAAAACCACCTGGAAAAACTAAACCTCCTGGACCTACTGGTCCTGTAGTATCATCTGCTCCTGGAGAATCTAACTTAGCTGCTTTTATTTCTACTTTGGAGTCGAGTCAATTGCAAGACCAAGCAGATGTTATGCAAAGCATGACTAATAGAGCAGGTCAAAACTACTCTGGGTATGGTGGTTTGTTTGGTCAATTAACAGCTCCTAATCAATATTCTCCACTTTCAGCAGCTATCCATGGAACTACTGACCCAAAAGCGCAAGCAAAATATGGTCCAGTTGCGGATAAACTTGGAAAAACTCCTCAAGAAAGAATTGCAAATCTTCAACAAATAATTTCAAAACCAGATGCACTTTCTCAACTTCAAACTTTATTTGGGGCAGGAAATGCTTCTGCAGCTAAAAGTTTAATAGATGATTTTTATTCTGGAGGGCCACTTTCAAAAGAATCTGCAAGATTTATTCAAGGTAGAACAGATTTTGGAGCTAGGTCTGGAGTTGGTGGAGCTTTAGGGTCTGGTCAAATAAAAAGAAATTCCAATACATTTGGTGCTGCTAATGCAAGTAAGGGTGCAAGTTCACTAATGGGAATAGTCCCATCAGCATCAGTTCTTCCATCACAAGCACAAGTAGCAGCAGCACCAACACAATCAGTAGCACAACAACAAATCGCACAGCAAGTAGCACAACCAGCAGCAACACAACAACCTGTTGTAATGCCGATTAATTTGGGTGGTGGAGGACAACAACAAACAGGTGGTGGTGGAACAAGTGGTCCTCCTCCTTCACAAGGTAGTGGACCATCAGTTCCATTTTTACCAGCAGGAAATCCTGATAATTTCTTGGTTCTTTATTCTAGAATGGTTTATAATATCGTTGACGGATAATGAAAAAAACACTTTCTTCTCCATTAGTTGCTGCGGCAAATAATATTGTTTCACTTGGTTCAAGGTCAAACTCCTTACCGAGATTTCAACGTGATTTTAATAGTTTTAGTAGATTTTTAGAAGTAGAAAATAGATCGTTAGAAAAATTAAAACTACCAGACAAGAAAAAAATAAGAGCACTTGCGAGTTTAAATATCGCAAGTAATTTTGGAAGACCAGGAAATCTATTGAGTTCTTTGTTTAGTGGAGCATTAGACCTTGCTGGATTTGTTGGTAATATGTTTCCAGGTAGAGGAAAGTTAGGAAAACCACAAAGACCATCAAACGTAAAACCACCAAAACCAACAATTAAAGGACCACGATTGAAATTGGGTGGTATGAGAGCAGTTGGTGTTGGTAATGCACTCTTTGCTGGACTTGATTTTGCGACTGGTCTTGCGGAAGGTGAAAGTGTAGGAAAAGCAGCAGCAGGAGCAGGAGGAGCACTTGCTGGTGGATTGCTTGGTGGAGTAATAGGTCAAACACTTATTCCTATTCCTGGACTTGGTTTTGTGATTGGAAATATGGCTGGTAGTTTTCTTGGTGGATTTGCTGCTGATAGGGTATATGAAGGTGGAAGTGCTCTTAAACAAAAACTTGCTGAACGATTAAAAGGACAAGAAGGAAAGCAAAAGGGTATTGCTTCTGGTCTTACATTTAAGGATACAATAGATAAGTTTGATGCTGCTGTGAATAGATTTGAGAGAGGAGTTGCGATGGGATTGTTTGGGAGTGTTTCTCAGCAGATGGAAGAAAGTCAAGTTGGAGATTGGGAACAAGGGGAAACAAAAAATGATAAATTTGATTATAATAAAAAAGGAGAAGATGTAGAATTAACTGGAACTGGAGATGAAATATTCCCTTTACCTAGTGGAAATCCTCAATTCAATACTTCAACTGGGAATTTTTATTCAATGAGAGGGAAAAGACAACATAAAGGACAAGATATTGGAGTTGACCCAAATAGTCCTGTTGTTTCCTCTCGTGATGGAACTGTTATAGATGCATATCCTAATGGATATGGGGATGTTGGTGGAGCAGTTATTATTAAATATAGTAATGGGCAACAAGGACTTTACGGTCATACAATACCTAATGTAAAAGTCGGGGAAAAAGTTAAGGCCGGACAAAAGATTGCTAAAGTTGCAGATGATGGTGGAAATACACATCTTCATTATATGCGTAAAGATACAAAAGGCAATTATATAGACCCTTACCCTTTGTTAAAATCCAGCAAATCTGGAGTTTCTCAAGTACAACCAAAAAAAGAAGAGAATAAAAAAGATTTACAAAAACAATCTCAATTCACAAAAGATGGTGCAGATCAATCACAAAAAGAGACACAAGTATCACCACAACAGCAACAAGCAACACAAGCACCAACAACACAATCACAAGTAGCAGCATCACCACAAATGATGCAAGTTCCACAAATGTCTTCTATGGTTGCAGCAGCACCAATGAACCTTCCAGTTTCTCCACAAAATATTCAGTATTATACTTCATATAATCAACCAGGTGGTGGTGCTTCTGTGATTATGCCTATAATGATGGGTGGAGGTGGTGGAGGTCAAAGACCAGTCTTTATTCCCGTTGGAGGAGGTGGAGGTGGTGGAACTGTGATTATGCCTGGACCAACAGAAGGTCAAGTGGTAAATAGTCTTATGAAAACTATGTTACTCACCAATCTTTCCGCAACGTAATGGCAGCAGCAGTAGGTTCATTTAAACCCAATTATTTTACCATTCAAACTTTGGATGGTAGTACAACTGTTGATGTTACAAACTCTTGTTTGTTCTTTGATTATTTTGAGGATATTTTGTCTCCTTGTGTGACTGCTATAGCACAACTAATGAACAGTTCGTCCTTGTTTAATATCTTACCAATTCGTGGTGGAGAAAAAGTTACAATTAGTGTTGATACTGCTTTTGGTGAATTTGTATTGGATGACTTATATGTTTATAAAGTAAGTAATCTTGACGCACAACATTCAAATGAAATGTTTACTTTAAATCTTGTTTCTCGTGAAGGATTAACAAATGAAACTTCTAGATGTGAAACAATTTATAGGGGAAATTTACAGACTACTGTAACAAAAATTCTTAAAGATGATTTAAAAACCAAAAAGTATAAGAGTGAAAATATAGAAGGAACATCAAATGATTATTCTTTTATTGGAAATAATCGCAAACCATTTCACGTTTTAACTTGGTTAGGTCCAAAAGCAGTTCCAGCAAACGGACAAAATTCAGGAACTTCTGGTGAAGAAGCAAGAGGCACTGCTGGTTTCTTATTTTATGAAAACAAAGATGGATTTAATTTTAGAAGTATTGATAGTTTAGTTTCAAGTACAAAGATACAAACTAATAGTGCCGATAAAGAAAATATACCATATTATCTTTTCACACAAGTAATTGAGGAAAACCAAACAAAAACTAATTTTAATATACTGAATTATAATTATGAAAAGAATATTGATTTGATGAAAGCATTGAGAGTTGGTATGTATGTAAATAAGACTTATTTTTATGATTTGTATTCCAATACTTTGGATATTTACAAGTATAAAGTAAAGGACCAAGTTAAGAGTAAATTGGGTGGTGCTGAAAGTATTGCTGTATCTGATGAATTTGGTGATAGCATTTCTCGTATTATGGTGAGAACATCAGATAGGGGAGGATTAAAACCAGATGGTTCTTTAAGTGATAAGTTGAGAAGTGGTGCTGATATGGCTATGTCTTATTCTCGATACAATTTATTATTCACACAAGCACTAAATATGGTTGTTCCTTGTAATGTTAATTTGAAGGTTGGTGGAATTATCCACGCAGAGTTTCCACGAATAGATAGAAGTACAAATATGACATCAGATGAAGAGCAAAGTGGATACTATTTAATTAAAGAATTAAGACATCACTTTGAGGGTGGGCAAATGGTTACGAGTTTGAGATTAATTCGTGATAGTTACGGTCTTTATGGTTCAAATAAATAAGAGAAATGGAACTACAAGAACTTATTAACGATATATGTGAGGAATTAGAAAATTTCTCGTCGAATAAACAAAGAAAGAGATATTTGAACGCATATCTAGAAGAACTTTTAGAATACCAAAAGAATCATCCAGATGCTATTGGAATACCAAGTTCATTAGAAATATTTTGTGATTTAAACCCAAACGCATTGGAGTGTAGAATTTACGATGATTGAAGAGGCTTTATTAAAATCCAATTATATTGGAAAGGATGGTTTCAGTTGGTGGATAGGACAAGTTGCTAAAAAGGACACTTGGGAAAAAGGTTCTCAATTTTCCAATCAAGGTGATTGGTCGGCAAGATGTAAGGTGAGAATTGTAGGGTATCATTCTTTTGATGGAGATGTTTTAGCAGATGATGATTTGCCTTGGGCGCAAATTATGCTTGACCCCTCTTTTGGAAGCGCACAAGGTGGAATTGGTGGGACATTAGCTCTCAGAGGTGGAGAAACTTGTTTTGGTTTCTTTTTGGATGGTGATGATGGGCAACAACCTGTTGTTATTGGATTATTATATCGTAGTGATGGAGTTAAGAATTTACAAACAGAAGATGTAGTTAAAAAGGAAAAAAGTTCTAGATTTAAACCATTTACTGGTCATCCTGGAAATAATCCACCGAGTACTCAACGAAATATTAGAGGTGCGAAGGAGATAGACCAAGCAGACCCAAAAAACTCACCAAAAGAAACCACACCAGTTCCAAAAGACTTAGTAAACCTTGCTTATACCACTGACCTTGGTTTCAATATTGATGGAGTTTCAGTTACACCACAATTTGGAGATAAACTTGCTGGTGTATTTAAGGACATTCCTGCTTCTTCAACGAATGCTATTGGAGCAGCATTTACAAAACAACCTGCATTTATAAAACCAAATGGTTGTCAAAATAATATAATCGGCCAAATCACTCAAGCACTTCAGGACTTTATTGCGGTCACAAATGGATTGGATCAGTATTTGGGTACTTTTATTGATCCAGTATTGAATGAAATTGTGGATATTGGGCAATCAATTGCGAATTGTGCTAGACAAATTGGTGGTATTATAAAATTAATTATTAATAATTTAAGAAATACAATTTTCAAATGTATTGCTTGGGCATTTAGAAAACTTGTAGGACTGATTGTTCCTCCTCCACAACAAACAATTGTTTTGGAGGTAATGAAAAAAATATTGGATGTTATTTTTTGTATTCTTGAAAAACTCCCTGGTGGTATTATTGATTATATTGCAGGATTGCTTGGTGATTTAGCAGCAAATACAATCAATGCACCAGTTTGTGCTGTGGAGAAATGGACTGCTGGAATTTTAGCAAAAGTGATGGATAGTATTGAAAACGCACTTTCCACAATTATGTCTGGAATTGGTTGGTTGACTGGTGGTCTTTCGACTGTATCTGGTATTTTAAATCAAGCAAGTTCATTAGCATCACAAATTTTTAGTTTTCTTGA